TCATATTCCTTCCCATAAAACACCTTTATCAAGCTTACATTGTGTTATAAATTCTATTGCTGCCACACTATGTTCAAGATCACCGTATAATTTTTGTTTCTCTAGGCCTGATATATTATTATTGCTTATTAGCAACATCTTGTAGTTTTCTACTATTGTTGTTATTGCGCTTTTTAATGCTTCTTTTTGTTGATCCTTTGTTAGCTTTTCATCTTTTACTTCTCCCATACCCTCACCCCTTTTCTATAACTAAAAATATTCTATAAATTATATAAAATCCCTTTTTCAAATCTGCAGTATTTATGTTATTCTGTATAAGATTTTTATTTATAAAACTGTGTTATCGATATTTTCTAATATAAAACAATTTTTTCATAAACTTAAAATTCAATAAGAATTAATTTATATACTAGCCTTGTCATAATCCTGTAACAATCTTAAGTTATAATATCAATATAAACAATTTTCATTATTTTTTTACCTCAAAAAAATATCGTCAACCAATTTTAAGATAGCTTATATTTCTAAATAAGCTATCCTTTTCATTGATTTTTCTTAATAATTTACCAAATTCAAATGATTAGATTTTTTATCTTGTAGTATAATTCGATTCCATCATACCTTCAGTAAACAGTACTATTTAGAACTTTCTATTAAGAATCCTCCTAGATCTCGATCCAATTCTCTAATATGCTTTCTCCACCAACTGGACATCTTCTGTTGTACATTTATAACAAATAATGCTGAGACACCAGCTTTTTCAAAAACTTTTCTTAATTCTCTAAGCTCCTCTTTGAATTCTTCATGTTGCTTATGTTGAATATCGTATTTAGGATAATTACTCTTTCTTTGCATCTCTTCTTCATCATTAAAATGCTTAATAACGTACTCTTCTAGAAAGCTTAAAGTCTCTATAACCTCATCTTTTCCTTTTCCCTCTCTCATCGCACTTACTAACTTATTAATTCTATCAAACAATTCTTTGTGTTGATGATCTATTTTATCAATACCCACTGACCATTTCTTATCCCAATTAAATTCCATAAAAAACCACCCTTCATTAATGCATAAATTATTCTTAAGTTGATTCTCTTTTTTATAATACCTCCATAATATAATTTTAGTTAAATTGACTCGATATACTTATCACGATCGAATCTCTTTTACCTAATCATATATTTCTACATTCTTATACAAATACCTTCTTTCTGTAATCTTTATTTTAACTTTTATTTCCACATTTTTCAGCATTAAAAGCATCATTTTCTCTTTTTTATACATGATGTATTGTAAATTTATAACATTGTATAAACTTTTGTGTCGTTAATAATTTACTATCGCAATATATTTCTTAATAGAAATATACTTATTCACTTTTTATTAACGCTTGTATACCATAGAATTATATTTTCACATACTATAATCTACTTTTGAAATATCATGACCTTCTTGTTAATTAATTTATTTTTTTACATAAAAAAAGACCAAAGAATAATTATATCTCCTTAGTCTAAAATATCATATCTATTTATATACTATTATTCCAGTTATATAACCCAATATTCCCGAAATAGTTATCGCTAATATTTTTAATACTGGAATATTAATTTTTATTTCCATACACTTTAATCCTCTGTCTTTCTATATCTTAAATTCTAACACTTTAATTATAACATGTCCGCTTTAAATTTTCCACTTAAAAAGGATGGTTAATTTATGTTGCTTTCCTCTATAATCTTTTGTTTTTATTTTTGGCATAAAAATAACCTCCTATTAGTTAGATTGTTACACCCAACTAATAAAAGGTATTAGTCTTACATAAATTTAGAGTATTAATTGATATGAAAAACTATTAGTTGCTATTAAAATATAGATGAAAGATATTCTCCATTACCTTCAACGTAGCTTTTCACATTACTTCAAGCCAATTAGCTAACTTTATTTTTAAGTCTTAATTTATCAGCTATTATAGCTATAAATTCACTATTTGTTGGCTTACCTTTATCATTATGCACTGTATATCCAAATAACCTGTTAATCGCCTCAAACGTTCATATAACTAACCTTACATGATATTATCAATATAAATTTCCAACCCAATAAATTAGTAGTTTATAGCCCTAATATATTGGCTTAATATATAAAATATTTATTGGTATAATAATATAACATTTTCCACATGATTACAATACATATTTTAAATTAATTATTTATATAAAGGAAATTTCCTACATTAATATATGTATTTTATTCATCACCTAATCTCTCCCTTAACTGTCTCCAAGTTTTCTTAGGTAATTTACCTTGTCTTATTAATTGCATTTCTTTTAAACTTTGTTCTAAGGATTCTGCTACTGTACAATATCTTTCTTCGCTATCATCTCTTTTTAATAGCTCATAAACATCTCCATCTGATAATTCTAGAGCTTCTTTAAATTCTTTACCAGCTTTTATCATTTCATCAAAAGTATCTTTATTCTTCTTAAATTCTCTCGATATTCTCTCACTTATCTCTTCAACTTCTTCATTGTTCAATCCTTTTCTTTTAATAGCATTAGCAAATATATCTGTCATTTGCTCCCAATTATTAATTTTCTCTGATTGTAACTTTATTTCTTCTAGTAATTCATATACCTTTTTATTCATACCATTACTCTCCTCGTCAAATTCAACTATTATATTATACCAAAATGAAAGCGAAAAAAATAAGGATAATAAACAATATTTCTACTGCTTATTACCCTAAAATTTAATATTTGATTTCATAAAACCAGCTACCCAGTGTATTTTTCAATTCATTGCACTTATCTATTGATAAATATTGAGTTTCAATCCATACGCCCTTGTCATTTCCTCTGGCATAACATGTTACATCACCAAAATAAGATAATATATACTTTAAGTCTATACCTTCAAATGTTTCATCACCATTACTTCCATTTGGAAGATAATTAGTAATTACATATCCCTTATTTGGTTGCACTGTTTGACCAGTTAATCCACTTACGATTGCATTAGCTATAGCTTCAGCTCCTATTGAATTATATTTATCTACATCACTTTGAGTATCTGTAAAACAAACTTCTATTAACATAGCTGTAGCACTTGCATTTTTAACTACATATAAATTAGCTCCATCTTTTATACCTCTATTAGTAAATCCTAAAGATACAATATTATTTAATACTGATCTAGCTTTTGGCACTTCTTTGGCACTATATGTATAAACCTCTGTTCCTACTCCACCACCTGCATTTGCATGAATTGACACATATAAATCAACATTATTTGAATTAGCTTTATTAACTCTTTGTGCTAATGAATCACCAACACTTGTAGCTGAGGTTGGTCTAACTTCAACAACTGTATTTCCTAATGCTTGTAATTTACTAACTACCAAAGAACCCACAGAATTAATTATAGTTTCTTCTGCAATAAAACCTACTGCCCCTCTATCTTGTCCAACTCCATGACCAAAATCTATTGCTATTTTCATTTATAACACCTCTATTCATTTTTTTGAATTTGTTTTATTAATTGATTTGAATATACTGCTACACCAGTTACAAGTATCCCTTGAATAGCTGAATCTATACTTAAACCATTCATACCTATTGAACCAGCAATACCAAAAATCAATAGAATTATTGGTATGTATTTATCTGCAATATTTCCCAATTCTTTAAGTATCATGCCAATTATGTACAAAGCAGGTACTAAAATTAAAGCATATTCTTTTATATAACTTAATAAATCATTCATATTATCTACCACCTTCTATTTTATCTAGTCTTTCATGTGCAAATTGCACACCTTCTTCAACTTTTACAAGTCTGCTATCTTGGTTCTTTATGTCATTTTTTAAATCTTTAACATCAAAAGTAAGATTACTTACATTATTATTAATGTTATCTAACTTAATTGATATAGTAGTCATTACCTCAGTATTCTTTTTTTCTTCTTCTATTTTTTTATCTATATCTGCTTTAGAATCCCTTTTCATTGTTAATCTAGCAACAAATACTCCAGTTAAACAACTTCCAATTGCCACTAATATTTGTATTACATTATTTGTTAAGTACATTTTTTACCCCCGTTCTTTAGTTTAAATTAGGCAATAAAAAAAGCACCTATATTTGGTACTCAATTTATTGCCTTTAATTTATTGTTAAATTTTGTAATCCTACAGTTATTTTTCCTATATTATGTAGGAACTACTCTTAATAATTATTATTTCTATACAATAATTTCCTTTTATAAAGAAGAGACTAGAATTAACTAATCTCTATAACTCGAATTTTCTTTTTTTCCTTCATTTTCTACTTGTTTTAATTTCTTTCTTAATAATGCTTGAAATATTAAAAATCCTATAAAAAGCATCCATGTTATTATGTCGTAATTATACTTTGAACTTATTAGTGTTGTGATGATGCACACAAGTGAAATAAAATCATAAACTGTCCATGATCTAAGTACTATTGAAACTCTATTTGAAATATCAATTTTCTTATAATACAATTCAATTCCTCCTAACCTTAATTAGGGAAACATAATATATCTATACTAACTCTCTGTGCGCATAATATAAATAAGCATAATCCTTTAATCCTTCTGGTAATTCTTTAGGCTTCAAAGATTTCTCTAAAGATACTTTTATACAGGATGATGCTAAACCTAAAAATGTTCCAGCTGTTGGAAAATTTAATTTACTTCCTAAAAAACAACCATATAATGCTCCCATTCCTAAATTTGAAACTTGCGGAATATCAACTTCCACCTTTACACTTCCTAACATTCTTTTAAATTTTGATTCTGCCATTACTCTATTAAGTTCTATAATTTTAGTTTGTAATCTATTCGCACACATATCTTTTGATAATTGAATATCTCCAGAATTTATAATTGATAAATACATCTCATCCATTAATATTCTAAATTCCATCAATTCATCATATCTATGTTCTTTAAAATTTAATATATCTTCGAGTGAAATATTTGCAGATGGAATCGGAATACAATCATAAAGCTCCACCTGAATATTTCTTGTGTTTACACTGTCATTTGAAGGTAATATTATATCTTTAGTTGGTTGGGCTATAGACCATGTTTCATCCATATTTTTGCTATTCTCTTTTAAAGCGTTCATTTGACTTTGAATAAATATTTCTGGATTAACGGAAACTTTCCCATTAAGTATGTTATGAGTTCTTTTTAAAAGATTAGCTTTTTGTAGATATTCTTCATCTGGTGTTAGTTCGTTGAATATTATGTTGTTTGTTGGATAATCAATTCTATCCCAATATAATATATATTCTCTTAATTTAGTAGGATTTATCCCACCACCACATACTGTTAAGTTGTCTTTATCCCCTGAATATTCACTTGTTACAATTATTCCTCTCATGTCATCACTCCCTAATTAATATACTAAGTAAGAAGTTCTACATAAAATTTATATTTCCTTTTTTATACACTACTAAATGGGTTACACTTCATCCTATATTCCTATTGTGCATTATTTAATGCCTTATTAAATCTTTCAATGTACTTATTTTTTCTTTCTTCTAATTCCTCATATTCTGAAACATCTCCTCTATCATTAATACTTACTTCTTCGACATTTTCCCATTCTTCTAAAAGTTCTAAAAAAATATTTAATAATTCTTCTTTCAAAATACATTCCTCCATAAAAGTGGTATAATCTCCCTAGAAAAGGGGGGGGGGTATTTAAAATGGACTATCTAAACGATGCAAAAGTATGTCTTTCAGTTTCTAGTTCTATGTTAAAAGAAATTGAAAAAATTTATAACGACTCACTATTACAAGATTCTACACCGTCGACTCTTAAAGTTACTATAAAAAACTTTTTAGAAAATATACGTTCTTCATTAGAATATATCACTAATTATGTTTTTTATACTTACTGTGCTAAAAATTATACTGAAACAGAATTAAAACGCAAAAAAGTTTATTTTCCAATAAGAAAAGATAAAAATTACTTTGATAAATGTATAAATAAAGATTTTCGTGGATTACATGAATCAAATCCAGAAATTTATCAAATCTTAGAGAATTGCCAAGCTTTTAATGTCCAATCAACTATCATTCCGACTGCTACAGCTACACCGTACAATAATTTTTTGATAATGCCCCACATACCAGTTTTACTATTTATTTCTCCTCAGTTTTTAGCATCTAAAATACCTGTAGAGTAATCTATAATCATTACTACTGTTAACATTATTAATATTGGCAATAATATTCCTAATTTAACGCTTAAATAAGCTCCTATGCTTGCTATAAATGCTCTTATATAATTTGTTTTTTCCATTATTAATTCCCTCTTTCTTATCTTTTTTTTGTTTAAAAATGAGCAACAAAAAAGCACCTAAAATTAATTAGGTACTATTATATTGCATTTCTTTAATTATTAAATTACATATATTTTTAGAAATATGGAGGATAAAAAATCCAAGGTGCTTGACTATTACATTGAATATTCCATGATACATTTTCTTTTATTTTTGGTAAGTTTTGATTATATTCATTTTCGATAGAATGAAGAAATATTATTATAGCTATATTTAATATTGTCCCACCTATAGTAGAATAACTTGTTTCTCCATGTAAAGAAGAATTTCTCCAATTATAAATTATTCTACATGGTTCATTTGGATTTTCTTCATTTAATCCCTTAATGTGTTCTAATATACTATTTAAATTTTTAACAAGTGTTTCTTTCCCAACTTTTTGAATAATAAGTAATAATAAATCTTCAATACTATTAATAGAGTCCCCTGTTATATATTTTTTTGTATAACCAGTACCTCTTTTAACATCGAAATCTTTTATTACTTTACCAGACAACAAAACATACTCATGACAATGTTTTTTTAATACACTTTCTAATAATGGAAAAGATAAATATGCTAATATAAGATGACTATTTGTATAGAGTTCATTAAGATTGTGTTCAATTGGATGTTCTTTTCTATACTTAAATCTTCGTAAAGCCACCTCTTTACTAGATGGCGGTTTTTCTATTCCAGCAAGCGTTGAACGAATGCATGTACAAAATAGCTCTTTAATCGGATATTCATTTAAATCATTTAGATAATTAATATGTCTATTATTTATTATTTCTCCTATCCATGACCAAAACCATTGATGATCTTCACTAATTATTGTATTCATACCTTTTAATAAAAGAATTCTAGTTAGTTCAATACAACAAATTTGCAATTCATTGGAATTTAAATCATGCATTCTTATACCATTATTAATGAGTCTAAACTGTTCTGATTTTCCTATACTAATGCCTCCATTTTCACCTAAAGCTTCTCTTTTCCAATCCTCGCATAATTTTCTAATTAATTCTATATTCTCAGACATAATTTCACCTCACTCATGGCATATTATACCATGAATTTAGTTAGAAAAATTTACATTTTTTATAAATTACTCACAAATTACCTCTATTTCTTCAATCTCATAAATTAGATAAGGATTATTATTCATACTATTCTTTACTTTTTCTGCTGTTTCTTTATGCAAAAAATAATTAATAGTATTGAATTCGTCATATCTACTATCCTTTTCTCGTTGTACTAAATGATATATTTTCATTTTTTCTCCTCCTAAAAAATACATCTGTATTTAATTCTATATCTTTATAAATTATTATATTAATATTTTGTATATTTAAGCAATAAAAAAGAACTATTACAGTCCCAATTATTACTAAATATACAAAATTATTTCTTCACTTAGCTTCTATTATATATATTACTATTACACAGAAAGTTAAACGGTTTGTCCTTCATCTAATAAATCTACTACATCTTTATATTCTTCTAAAGTTTTAAGATATTCATATCCTTGTTGTATGAAATTCTTTGAAGTACTAGATACATCTGGAATAAATGAATAACATTCTTGTTTCAATAATGTCCCATCTTTTTTATCATAAATTCCTACATTTAATACTAAATTATTTTTATCTCCATTTTGATTAAGTATTTTAATATAAGCAGAATTTACTGTCACTATTTTTGTTATAACACTAATAACGCTACTATCAATTTTAGTTAGTACGTTTATATTATCATCATATGAATTATAATATATATTTACATCTACATTTTTGCTTAAAGCCACAATATCATCTCCCTTTAACTTTTTGCTAATATTTTATTTTAGCTATATTTCATATGCAGTACCAGAGCGTATTACAAAAGATATACTAGAATTTGCTGAAATAGTTTTTGTTGTAGAACCATCTTTAAAATAAATATTACCTTCTGTACTTAATGTAATTGAACTTCCAGCTATAACATGTATCACCTGTCCTTCATAAACATGAGATATATTTTTTATAGTTGAACTACTAGAAACCAAAAATTCACTGCCACCAAATTTTGAATATAAAACTGATCCTGATGTTACATTTATAACATTATTAGGAGTAATTGCTAATTTATTATTATTAAAATATAAATTACCATTAGCGCTTTGAGTGAATGTTGTTGTGAGCCAACTATTAGGCAATGATATATTCAATAATTTTATTTTTATATCATTATTATTAGATTCGGCTAATAGTTTTATAATAGGAGTATCGGTTATTATATTATCGTCATAAAATAAGTTAACATCAATATGATTTAGAATACCTTGTATATTTAAAATTCTATTTCCAACTATACCTTCTAATATACAGTCAACCATTGATACTTTGTTTACTATGTCGAAACCATAGATATCTCCTGCGCATCCATTAAATTTACAGTCAGTGAAATTTGTATTACTACCATAAAACCATTTTGTACGCCCATAAACAGGTGGCGTTGCAAAATCACAATTAACAAAACTAATAGTCTGTATGTGAGAAGTTATTGAAGAACTAACATATATAAATGCTTTACCACTATCATATAATTCTGATGTTGTTGGAAAATATTTGTCTGAATGATTAACAAATAAGCAATTAGTAAATCGTACTTCATCGTTATTGTTAAAATAAAATGTATTAATAGCATTATTATTTGTATAAGATTTTTCGAATTTGCAATTTGTAAAATAAAGATGTCTGCAAGCATAATCTGTTGCACAATATATAAAATTTGTTGCATTTTCAAAATGGCAATTAACATATTTATGTGCATTACATACATCATTACCTTGTCGATATATAAACATTGAAGCAATTTGGCTTGATGTTGATTTTCCACAATGTTGAACTGTTAAATTTGTATAATTCGAATCCATGACATCTGTAAAATCAAACGCTGAATAATAAAAACCATAGACATATAAATTTTCAAAATTAAAGGTTTGTACATAATCTAATACAAAACAAGAATTGTATAAATCATCAGATGCAATAAAACTTAAATTTTTAAACGAAAAGCCTCTTAGTAAAAGTGAATTCGCATAAGAACCACTAATATTAACACAACAATCGTTAATTGGATTGTGAATAATCGTTTTTATTCCATCGCCTATAAATTCTATACCTGTAAAATTTGGTAATGAATTTAAATCATTAGCTGTATAGTCAACATTAAATCTACAGTTTATTGAGAATATATAATCTCCTGACGGTATATATATTTTTGAATATCCATTAGCCATTGCATATTTAATTAATACAGTCATTTCATTCGTATGATCAATACCATCTGCTAATACACCGAATTTAGTACAATTTAACCATAGTAATTCATGTTTCGCAGTTTCTGACAATTGCGTATTAACACTTGCTAACTTATTAGAAATATCTGAAACATCAGCATGTTGATTTTCAAAACTTTCTAGAGAATTTAATAGAGTTTGTCCAGTTTGATTCACAGTATTTAAATCATTTTTCGTATTATCAGCACTAGTTTTTAAATCATCTAAAACATTTTTTGTATTAGTTGCATTAGTATTGCTAGTATCTAATGCTATTTTACTTGCATCGGCTGTAGTAATACTACCATTTAAATTAGTTTTAGCAGTCTCGCTATCGGCGATAGTATCTTTTAATTCATTATTTGCATTTATAGCATTATCTATATTTTCAAAGAAATCACTAGCTTGATCTAACTTATTTTCTAACTCTTCTAATAGAGTATATGTACTTTTTGAAATTGTGGCATTCACATCTAATACACTCGGTACAACTATTAAAACCAAGTTAAAAGTAGCTTTCTTCTTTCCTGTAGTCTTATTTATAAACTGTAACTCTACAAGGGTTTTACCTGATGTAGTTGTTAATTGTTCATCTGCCCAATATTTACAATATTACTATTTATAGTTATTCCAATATGTTGCTGTATGAGTGGTACTTTATCAGCCTTCAAAGCTTTTAATCTAACATCATAATTAGTTAAATCTGCCTGTATACTATTATCATATATATTAAATTCTAAAATTAAATCATCAAATTGTTTGCATGTTGTATATATGTTTAAATTCTGTTTAAGATCTAAACTTGCTGTTAAATCTTGTATTGCCATTTAATCATCCCCTTCTAACTGTTATCTGTCATTTCTGACACTATATCTCTTATATAAGATCTCAAACTATCCCCATTAATACTTAGACTTCCACTTACATCTAAATTTCCATCTATATCAACATTTGCATAGAATCGAGAATAAGCTCTAAATCTAGCTGTATCAACAACATTTAATGTGTTAGTTACTTCAAAATCATCATCAGCGACTAAAGTAGTCTTATCACTTGCTACATAAATTTTACTTGTATAACCATTTTCATTAGTCATGCTCAGACCATTTCTATCTAATTTGTAAGTTGAATCTCCATCATCTACAACAAATCCTCCATCAGCAGTGCATCTTCCATTTGTATTAACATAAAATACTAGATTAGAATTTTTATAAAGTCTAAACTTACCATCGTGCACTTCTAGTCCATTTCCATCTATTACTACATAAGCATTACTAGCACCTACACATGCTACTTTAAATGCATTCTTGCTAAGTTCCCAACCCATTCCAGTTCCATCCTGTTCAACTACTGCATCAATTTTTTCTTCCTGTATATCTAGTCTTGCGTTTATTTTCTTTTCAGAATTTGAGACTTGTAAAATTATCTCTTGCTTAGTAAACTGTATTTGCTTTACTGTATCGCTTATAATATCTGTTATGTTTTTTCTAGCAAATCCAATTTCAACTTTATCTATTGTTGTATTTCCTTCTGAATCTACTGTATAGCTAATTTTATTAACTCTGCCTTGTAAATCTAGATTTAACTTCTTATGTTTGATATAAACCGTATCCCCTAAATTTACATTCTCTAAAGCTTTATAATTTTTATATTCTTCTGTTTTACTTAATTCTATAAAATCTATAACATAGTTAAATGTTATTTGATCTACTTTATCCTCATTAAACATCTTATTGCAAGTATCTCTCATAATCTTATATGCTTCTTCAACTGTGATTTGTTTTTCATCTTTTGTATTAGTTCCATCCCAAATATTTAGATTTAATTCAACATCTCGATAATATTTCTTTTCATATGCTCCAGCATTAGAACTTACAATCTGATATTCTGGCAATCTATAGTCTCCTGACTTTGGTATAAGAACAGTTGCCAAATCAGTTAAATCTATAGTTTCTTTTATTGAAGATATATTTTTACCATATTCAATAACAACACCATTGTCTTCCCCTCTTTGATTAACTATATCTATAGTGTCATTGCTCACTATAAATTCTCCACCATATTCAGATAAAACACTATTCTCTGAACCTATAATGGCACTTAGTAAATTTCCTTCTTTAACTTCTAATATCACATTAGTGTTAGTGTTTGTATCTAAGTCACCAACTTTATAATTATGGGCATCTAAAGCATTATCCAATATAATTTGTATAGCTTCTTTTCTAGTCTTTCCTACAATAGTAATAGCTCTAATTCTGTTTTCCTTCAAATCTGCCAATAACTTAGATTGACTTTGAACTGTAATGGAATTGGAGTTATTTTCCTTCTGAATTATTCTAAATTGCTGATTATCTCTACTATCAATTGTTGGAGCAGAAATTATTGAAGCAGCTACTAAATTACTAGAAATATTTTTAGTGTCTTCCAATGGATATTCAAGTTCCATCGTATAATCTTCATTTATCTCTTCAGTAACCTTACAAGAAATTACTTCACTTAACACAGTTTCATTATGAGAAAAGTCTGTTTCATTATTTTTAAATAATCTAATCAATTAATAACACCTCCATCTTGGAGTAATCTCTAATTTACTTACATTTCCACTCCATGAAATTGTATTTTTTCCAATAAAAAAGACCGGATAATCTCCAGTCATATTTCTTCCAAAATTAATATTATTTTTGTAGCATTCTTTTATTTCTGAATCTATCGTCACATAATCAGTTACATTTTTTATTGTGAAACTTGAAGTATTAATACTCACAGTTATGTTTCCACTTCCATAAATCTTTATCAATGACCTTGATTCATATGTACCAAAATTATTTAATACCATTCCACTAGTTGTAATAATTTGAGCCTTTAATCCACTAGTCATATATTTTAGTCCATTACAAATAAAAGTTGCAGTAAAACGTCTTATAATTCTACTACTAGTTTTAGTTTCACTTATCTTAATCTGTTTAACTTTATATGTTTTACTCTCGTCTGCACTATAAAAAAGTTCTTTAGACTTTGTATTTAATAACCAATTATCAATCATAGTTTTCTTCATAAAATATTCATCTTCATCTGCTTTGTACCAAAAGTCAAAACTTAATGATATATCACTAAATCCTTTAATCTTTGTAAGATTTTCTCCACCATCAATTTCTATCGTTTCATATTCAATATTACAGGCCGGTATAACTGGAATATTTTCTATTATTAAGTCTAATTCTCTACTATCTACATTGTTATAAAATATATAAGACATCCTACCACCCCTTTCTACTTGAACTAAATGCTAAGTTACTACTTATATATGGTGTTGCTACTCTAGCAAATTCTTTTCCATCTAAAATTACAGGAACTTCAATTTTGATTTGCTGAGGACTTCCACCACCATAAGAGTTCTGTGCAATATTACTGGCCACTTTATTAGCTACTTCTAAAGCAGTTTGTTTAACTAAATCCTCACTTGAATCATGATTATAAATTCTAGTACCTGAAGGCAAGTCATATAATTCATATCCTTTTTCATGTAAGGTTGTATATCCTCCCGCGAAACTATCACTACCAGTCCAATTACTCCCAATTGTTAATTGATCTGCATCAGCTGCATCTACACCTGAAGCATTTCCACTTACATCATAGGAGAATGTTTTGCTTGATGGAATCCAACTACTCCACCAATTTTTCAATTTATCCCACCATGTTAATATCTTACCTGTACTTGTATCTACACTATTTTCAAGATCACTATTCATTCCTTTTATTTTTTCAACTGCTCCATCACGAGTTTCTTGTGCCTTTTGAATAGTATCATCTCTTTGCTTGGTTGCATCTGCTATCATTTTATCAGCTTGCTCTGATGTTATAGAACCTACCTCATCACGTTGCTTAATTATTGTTGCAACAGTTTGATCATATTCATCATTAGCCGCTTTAATAGCTCCATCTCTACTTTCATTTAATTTTTGAATATGTTCTGATGCCTGTTCAGCAGTAATTCTTCCATCATAATCCTTCATTCTTTGTAAGATAACCTGTGCTTCAACCTCATTATCAGAAAGTGATTTTACTGCATTTTCTTTCATTTGATTTTGTAATTGTCCTATATCAGTTACCTCTTGACCCGTTAAAGTTCTATGCTCATTACTTGCATTCTGAATTATTTGATTAATTTGATCTTCATATTGCTGTGTTTGAGTTTGCTTATTAGTATAGAATTCTGTTGTCTTTTGCATTATTTCAGTTTGCTCTGTACTGGTAATAGTATTTTGTTGTGTAAATAATTCTTGTAACTTAGCTACACTATCATTCTTTTGCTTTTCATATCCTTGTATAACGCTCTGAGTCATACCATCGAATTTAGCTTTAGTGTCAGTTGCAATTTCACCTGTGATTGTTTGGCTATTTATGTACAAATCTTGTATACTACTCTTTGCACCTTCATCCATATCTAAATATGATTTTACTGCTTCTTTAGTAGCATCACTTATTTTTACAGTATTAGTAGCAACATTTTGAGTCATTGCTCCATACTCAGTTTGAACTGTCTGTGATGTGTATTCCACTTTATCTGCAAATAAATCAACACTTGGTACAACTTCTTGAGTTAATCCTTTATAAATTCCATACCCAGCTAAAGCAACTGCACCAGCTACTGCAATATATGGTGTCGCCGCTACTACTGCACCGCCTAAACCTGTTGCTAAAGCACCAAGTCCACCAGTACCTCCTGCTACAACACCTGCTTCTGCTACACCTTCAGTTGCTACTGTTGCAGTTCCTAAAACACCAGATAATTTAGATGCTACATTAATTACTGTTCCTACACCATTAGCTACTCCACCAACTACTTTAAGAATTCCACCAAGTGCAGTACTGAACATTACAACATCTGCAATAGTTTTTATTTGTTCTTTATCCATACCTTCTAAAGTTGATGTTAGCCCACCGATAACATTGGTTATTTCCCCCATCACTGGTGCTAATGCATCTCCTAATTGAATGCTTGCATTTTTCAACTCATTGAAATTTTTACGCATTTTATTACCAGCAGTATCATCTACCTTATTAAAAGCTTCATCTAGAGCAGTTGTATTACCGGTCATTTGTTCCATACTTTGACTGTACAAATCCATACCTTGGTCACTTGTCATAGTAAGCACTGTATTAACAGCTTCAACAGATCCAAATAGTTGATATAACTCTTCTGTATTACCATTAGTTTTTTGCTTTACTTCTTCTAAGAACTTTCCCCAGCCAACACTTTGTAAATGAGCAGTATTGAATTCTATACCTAGCTTTTGTGCCATTTTAGCCGCTTCATCCGAAGGTTTTGCTATATTAGAATAAGCCGCTTTTAAGCCTGTTATAGCCTCACTAGTTTTAATACCATTAGCAGTTAATACAGCAAGTGAACTAAATAATTCTTTTGTACTAACTTTCAATGCACTAGATGTTGCCGCAACTTGTCCTATACTAGATGACATCTCCCCGAAAGTCGTCTTACCTAGATTTTGAGCAATAAACATCTGATTAGCTATATCAGTTACTTCTTCAGTCTTCAATCCGTATGAGTTAAGAACTGTTGTTAATCCATCAACTGATGTTGCAGTATCTGTAAATCCACCTTTCGCCGCTTTAACTGCTGTAGTAAGAAACTCTACAGATTTTCCAGCATCTACTCCTGATGAAATGGTATCATACATACCATCCTGAATAGTTTCAAAGCTTTCTCCAGACATATTGCTCAAATCAATAACACCTTTTCCAAGGTCATCTAATGAAATATTAGTTGTATCTGCTACTGTGCTAATTTTAGCCATACCATCACTAAAATCCATACTGAATTTAGCTCCTGCTATTCCTGCGGCAGTCAAAGGTGCTGTTAATTTTAATATACCATTACCAACATTATTGGCTTTGTCTCCGAAATATTTTAACTTATCGCTACTCTCTTTTAAGCCTTTACTAGCATTAATCCATTTATTGTTACTTTTATCTAATTCATCATTTATCTTCTTAAGCTCTCCCTGAGTTTTAACCATTTCAGTTTCGGCTTTATTCATATTGGTTTGATAGTTTTGAATTTGCTTAGCATTAGATTCTATAGCTTTTTCTTTTTTCTTATATTCTTCTGTTAGTTCATCAATAGATTTTTTAGCACTCTTAGCTTGTTCGCTTTCTTTTCCATAGAGTTGAATTGCTTCTTGATATTTTGCATTGGCACCTTCTAAGCTAGACTTTAACTTATCTCTTTCAGAAATATTATTATTCATCTTTTGACTAGCCTTTTCCATTGCCTGTCTATATGTATCAACCTTTTTGGACTGTAAATCAAATTGTTTAGATAGTGCATCCTGCGCTGATTTCAACTTATCACTGGTGGCTCCAAATGTTTTTAATCCTTCACTAGCTAATTTAAATTCAGATTGAACTTCTTTTAAGCTACTATTGATTCCTTTAATACTTGAATTATAGCCAGTGTCATCTAAGACCACCTTAGCTTTTATTAGCTTCTCTAAATCACTCAATTACTTTTACCCCCTTCCTATAAAAATGCTATTTCGTCTATATAAACCCTACGTTCCTTATTAGATTTGTTTTCATCATCTTTATCTTCTATTTTCCATCCATTAAATTTCACATGATTCATCCAAATTTTATATATTTCAGCATGTGTACTCTCCATAAATTCATCTTTTGTAAAATTCAAATGTACTTTACAAATATAAAAAAGCCAGTCAAAATTCATCTCATAAGGATTTTTTGACTGGTCACCTAGTTTTTTTCCGTTTTAGATTTCTTGGTTTCTTTATTATCTTTTGTATCATTAATCCCTATATAATCAAAATATAAGTTGGTTACAAACGTTGCTATTTCACCATTATTAAGTTGACGAGGTGTTAATAGGTCTGTTAATTCTTCATATCCAAACTCTTTTTCTAAGCAACAGCAACTTAATAATTTTAAAGCATTTGTTATAAATTCTTTTCCTTCCATGATCCCTTGCAATACAGTTCCATAATTTCCATACTTAGCATCTATTTTTAATATTGTTCTATTGGTCATTTTAAATGTGTACTCATTCTCACCAATCATTAATTTTTTAGTTTTATCTAACATATTTACATTACTCCTCTTCATATTTTTTAATAAAAAAGCCCTCATAATAATTGAGAGCTTTAATTTAACTAAGGTGTAGCAACTTTCTTAGTTGGAACTATTACACCTTCAAAGAATTTAGTTTCAATATCTGCTGGGCAATTTGGATCATCCTCATCTACGTTGTATTTCCACATTCCATTATTTTGTAATGGTTGGAATGTTGACTTCATCTCTGGTGTCTGATAATCAACTTTCCCTTCTTGGCCTTTACTAGAATCATCAGGTAATTCCATTTTTCCCTTATAAAGAATTCCGTATCTCTTTTTGCCATTAGATTTATTTGCAACATAAAGTAAAGCTATGTATGGAGCTATATCATCAGATGAGGCAAATGTTCCACCTTCTGTTGCCACTGTTTGTCCTAATAAATCAGCAGATTGTGCATTAGTTAAATCTGCTACATTTACAGTAACTTCAATGTCTTCTAATGTTGTTGCTTGCTCCCAAACCTTATTTTCAGCATAAAGTTTTTCTGTATTACTCTTTGGTGCAATTTTAATTTCTTTCACTCCTGGTAAATAAATAGGAGTATCAAATGTTAATCCTGTAGAATCATCTTTCGTAATTTTTGCATAATATAATTTTTCTAAACCAATTATAGCCATATAATAATCACTCTCTTTCTATTTTTAATTATTGTTTAATGTAATAAAAAAACGCATGGCTTTATGGAATAGTTGTGTATCATTTTCATATAAATCAGCACACATACTCCTATTAAAGCCAGCGTTAATCATAATTTCTTTAATTTTATTTTCTAAATCTGTATAATCTTTTTTGCTAAATATATCTACTTGCACATAATAATTAGTTGCTATCTCTTTATTCTCTGCCCATTCTTCACCATTCTCATCAAAGATTTCATACTCAATATATGGTGTTTCTGGATTATCTGCATGTAAAAAATATACTTTTTTATCTGCCGTTAAGTTTAATATATCAGTATTTGATAATGTATCTTTCATTAACTTCTTAATATTAACCATCACACCACCTCTACTTTAATAATCCTTTTGCTAATACTTCTAAAGCTTCATTTTGAGAACTATTTACAGAACGCTCAAAGAATCCGACATGATGTTTTTGTTGACTTGTTCCAAATTCCTCGAAACCCGTATACCAAGCCCCCATAATAACTGCCCCTGTTATAGAAAAATCATCTTTACTAACTTTTTCTTTAATCTTTTCTTTCATATTTCCAGTCTCGCCAACAGGCGTATTACTTTCAACTGCCTTGTAAATTACATCCATACCAGCTTTCATTGCTTTCTTTTCATCAGTTTCTGTTAAGGTCATATCCTGTAGCAATTCTTCTAATTCCTCAAAACCTTCTAATTCTATACTACTCATATACTCACCCCTTAACCTCTGCCTTTATATCTATCCATTGGTGTAAATTATTATAATCAGAGCAGAATAATATATCATAATCATTTTCTTTATAGATTACTTTATATTTTTGGGTTGCCCCTACTTCTAATAAAGGCTTTGTCTTATTGCAATATCGCACTGTAAATGTAACTATATTCTCAGAATTATTAGCTTTGGCAGAAATGAATTCTTTACCACTAATTTGTTTAAATGAAGACCAGCATGAATAATATGTATCATCCCAAGTTGGTTCATCAAAACCATTATCATTCTGCACTTCTCCAATGTATTCTGATATTATTATCCTTTCATTCATTTTAAAGCTACCCATGATTACACCAAATTTTTAGAGTATAACCCTAATATACTTTCTATAATTGCATTTGGTTTAGGAATATTGTTCCCACTGCTAGTAAATTCTCTTTTATCATACATATCATTTATTAGAGCTAAATAAACAATTGTTAAATCCTCTTTTGCATCAAGCACATCATCATCTAAATTCAGGTATTTTTTTATATAAGATTTAGATGATATCATAAACATATTCAGCAAAGGTTCATCATAATCAATTCTTAAATACTGTTTTAATATATCTTCTGTAACTTCACTTATTTTCATAAAATCACCCTTTCCATAAAATTGAGAAAGGGTTTTTAAACCCTCTCTAATTAAGCTACTTTTTTAGTAAATTTAACAATCTTTTGTGGTTCAATTATTGCACTATCAGCTTCTAAATAACCTACAACACCTATTGCATGTTGAGTAGCATACTTTTCAAGTAATACTTGAATTTCAACGGTTTGTGCAAATTTAACATATAAACCGCTCATGTCTCCATAATAAACTGCATCTGCATTTTCTGATATGTATACAATCTTACCTAATAGTGTATATCCAAAACCTTGTACATAATCCTTAGTTAATAAATAATTTCCTTCACCATCTTTTAATTTTCTTATAGCAGCAAAGTCTGTTTTATTCATAATCCATACGCATTTTGATTGGAAAACTTCTGGAACAGTTAATTGTACATCTATTAAATCATCAGCACCTATTTTAGCTACAACTGAAGAAACAACTGTATTAGTTGAAGTTGTTAATCCTTTCATTTTTACAGAACCTGTAATTAATTCTTTTTCTAAGAACTCTGCTAATGCTTGTGCAATTTTATTTATAGCAAATCCAGCAACATCTATATTAGTTCTATTTGCTAAAGACTTAGAAATTTTAGCTAAAGAACCTACTATAAAGTTTTGTAAAGATACAACAGTAAATTTACCTGTTTGTTCTGTTAACTCCTGCATATCATCAACATATGTAGCTTCAATATTTGTTGTATCATCATAAACTGGGAATTTAAGATTTCCACCTTCATTAAATATTGTTGTCATACTTACAATTGGAGATAATTCTTTGACCTTTTCAATAATTCTGTTTGCAATTGTTTCTGGAATAATTGCACCATTATTAGCTACATCTAAAGCTCTCTTTCCATTTATCATTTCAACAAATATTTTTTCATCTTCCATTGCTCTTACTTCTAGTACATTATCCTTAGTTTCTAATTCTCTCTTTTCCATTTTTTCATCATCCTTCCCTACTTCGATTTCTTTGTTTAATTCTTCTTTTATTTCCTCTTTAACTAGTTCTCTAGTTTCCTCAATTGTTTTTAATGTTGCATCAATATTAGCTACTTCTGTTTTAATTTCATTCATTCTATTAGTTTCGGTTTCGTCAAAACTTCTAACTTCTTCAGTAGCCTTATTTATCAATCCTTCCATTTCTCCAATTAAATTATTTCTTTTTTCTATAAATGCTTTTTTGTTCATTAATAATCACCTTTCCTTTTCAATTTTTGTTATATTTGTTTATTTTTTAATATAAATAACTCTGCAATATATACATCAAAATTTGGTATATCTTCGCTATTCATATAGTCATCTAATTCTCTTATTTCTAATGTAAAACTTTCATTATCTAAACTTCTTAACTCAACACTACACCCACTATAAGCAGGATTTTTCTTATCACTAAGGATACTAACTTCTTTTAAATCCAATTCATTAATATTCCTAGTTTCCAATACTCCAGTAGTCTTTGTACCTTTTGCTTTATTGAATCCAAAACTGCATCCAACCAACCTATTATTTTTAGCTAATTCTATAGTTTCAGCATCTTTAATAGTTGCTCTATAGTGAAGTCCTATTGAATCTTCTGAAAGTTCAACATTATCTCCTATTTTCCCAATTTGCTTATCAAAATTATGATCTAACAACATTACAATATTAGGATTACTGTCTAATGCCCTTTTAAAAGTTCCTTGTTTTATAATTTCAACAAACTTTTTACCATCAGATTTATCAGTCATAATTTTAGATTTTCTTTCGGTAACATTTATATAACCCTCTAGTTCAATGGAATCCTCTAACATCCTAATTTCCACATATATCACTCCTCTCTACTCTCTAATTTTGCTTTTAGATTTAACTATTAAAATACATCTAATTACACACACTAATGTAAAAAGTGGTAATGTGTATATTAATCCAAACTTAATTAATATAAATAAAAAAGAAGTTACAACAGCTCCTAAGAACCATGCATCTTCTTCATTCTTACTAAAATATTTAATTATTTTATATTTTTTATTATTAAGATTACTATTTATCTTCTGTTTCTTGTTCTTTAGGAGTATTTTGTTGTGTCGAATTGTTTTGTTTATCCACCCTTTTATCAATTCTATTCTTTGCATCAATATTCTCATTATCTCCACCCCCAGTAACTCCTAAGTTTGGTATAATCCACGTTCCATCTGTAGTATTAAACAACGCCTGTCCAATGGTCATCTTATGTAAATCAAGACCATTAATTGGTTCTAAATTCTCTTTTAACCTTATTTCATTTATACTTTCAATACCTGAATCTAAAGATAACTTATAAGCTTCAAATCTTTCACGAATATCTGCCTCAGTTAATTCATCCAAATCTAGTTTAAAGCAATAATTTTCTTCTTTTTCTGTTTCAAGCAATAGAGTTTTATCTATTGCGCATTCTATTGCATTAACTAAAGTATTTAATTTAGTTTTTACAAAAGTTTTAAAATCTTCTTCTGTTAAATCCTCTTTTAGCCCAAATAGTTGTAATAATTGCTTATTTATTAAATTAAAATTTTCTATTAATTGCATATCTCTATTAGTATTTGTAAGCGGACTATACTTCATAAAACTATTTAAAACAATTGGTTCATCTGTTTCCTGTATATCCTTTACATCTTGTTTAAGGTCTATAAATTCACCTGCCCCAAGTTTCTTTTCACTCTGCCAAACACCCTTACGTCCTCCACCTGCTTTAAGATTTTTATTTAAATAGCCTTGTAATCTTAATGCAGTTTCAAGTAATTCTTTGTTTTGTGCTACAATTCCATTTCCCTTTAATCCATCTTTAACAGAATAACAAGCAACTATAAATTCATGAATATCAACTTCATTACCTCTTATACTAAGAATTATATCTTTATGTATAGCTTCATTATCTTGTAAGCAACTGACTTCTTTACTATCAACATAGTATAATCCCATTACATCATTTAGAGTCTTATCTACATTAATATAAGATATTCCATCTAATAACATATCTTTTACCATGTTTTTCTTTAATAAATTTGCATTAGTAAAATAATTAGCTTCTTTATTCAATAAAAACAATCTCTTATCATTATCAATTTCTTCTAATTTTAACTTATCTATCTTTTTATATAGTTTAAAATCTAGACTAGCAATTAAAGATGTAATTAATTCTACACTGCTTGCTATTGCACTTAAATTAAGAATAGTATCTTTGTTTACAGTTATTTCATTTGTATTTGTTCCACTTATCGTATTATTTAGATCATCTATAGTTTCTATTTCTCTTTTCTCTAAAAGAAATCCCATTATATAACTCTCCCTTCATAAAATTATCTTTGCGAAACCCAACTTTCACCTTCAAATAATTCCTGTTGCAACAGATATAAAGCATTTATAGTTGCGAATACCATATCTACTTTACCAGCGGTTTTTACAGAAATTTTCTTATTTATATATTTATTTAAATTTGTGTCTTCTGTTTGTCTACAATTAGCAAAGTTTTGTTCATATATTTTATTATTGTAATAAGCAAATTTCTTTTGTAGTATTAACTCTTTTAACCATTTAATTGTTGGATGTAAAAGTGAACTATGTTGTTTTACTTCAACAGTTTCATAACCAAAATCTCTTTCCCATCTCTGTGCTGAATTTCTTAAATTACGTATATCAAACCCAATTTGTACTATATTTACGCCATATTTGTCTTCAAATTTTTCCTTAATATAATCTTCATATTGTTTATAATCAAGAACATCTTCTCCACAAATAATAACATTTTCTTCTTGTTCTTCTGCTCTGTAATTAAAGTTTTCTTTTTTAGATTTAATATCTATGTTATTTTCCTGAACAAAACATACAGCTTTACTATGTACAATTCCAGTTTCTTCATCATATCCAATCATAACATGACTAGAATTATCAAAGCTTTCTGCTCCATCACTTCCGATATAAACATCTCTACCTTTCCAATCCCATTCTTTATCCTGTCTACATTCTCTGATTTGTTCTAAACTCACATATCCATCAACACCGACACCTATATATTGAATATTATTATGTTTACAAAGATAATTTTCTCTTTTACTTTCATACAAGATTGCCATTGTTCTTTTCTTTATAATTGCATTAAATATACTTTGATTATCAACTGCTACTGGATTACTCTGATATATAACTAAATCATTATTTTGCCATTCCTTAATAAGTTCCATGTCTGGTTCATATAATAATGCGAAATATGTTTTATCCTCTATAACGTTATCAAGTACCTTTTTAGCCATATCTATTTCAGTAATCATAACGTTGTTTTGATTTGGATATTGTGTACTAATTATAATACCCAATTTTTCTTTAAGTGTTATTTGTGAAGACCTCATTGCTTCAATCGGGTAATCATCCATAGCTCCTGCTTCATCGCCAAGAAATACATTAGCAAGTTTACCATCCATTTTATCATTTGAGTATGCAAGTGGTGTATACTCGCTTTCAGTTAGCTTGCATTCTGTCATATCTCTTTTTATCTTAAAATACTTTTCTAATGCAGGACTACTTTTAATTATCTTTTTCATAGCCATTTTTAACTCACATGATAATTTATAATCAGGCGCAACACTAAAGAATCTACTAAATTTAGGTTCTATCAACATTTCTAATATAAATATTATTGCACTTGTGAATGTCTTAAAATTTTTTCTACTGATTTCTAACAGTCCAGTTTCATATAATCTTTTATCATTATCTTTCCGATATGTACAAAGAATTGCAATTATAAAAAACCATTGATAATTTTCTAGTCCCTCATAGCACGTAACTCTTAAATCTGGATGAATTATTATTTTTAACAAGTCACATATTTTTTCAAACATTCCATCATTAATATATGCATACTCTGTTTTATCATCTGCAATATCTATCCATCTTTTAGCTTGCTTTTTTACATACTTACCTACAAATGAATTATCCTTTAGCAAGCACCATTCGCAATATTTATAAGCCTTGCTATCTTTTATATCCATCATTTATTACCACCACCTAAAATATTAAGTAATGGGTCATTTTGATTTTGTTGTGTTTGTAAATTTATATTCCCTAATTTTGCTCTTGAAGCTGGAGTCATAGATAATTCACTCATACATCTAAATAAATCAGATTGGTAATCCTTCCTGCTTCCCATCAATTTTCTATCATTCAATTTTTCAATATTTTCATTTATTAATTTTTCAATTTCTTGCAATCTATCTATGCAAATAGCTGTTGTAGATAAAACATAAATATCTAGATTTCCTAATATATCTGAGTTAACCAATTCATCAACTATATATTTAAAAATCCTCTTTTGTTTTGCTGAAAGGTGCTTAGGTGGCTTTATATTGTCACTGCTCCCTTTCAATTTTTGTTCTGTTTCAATCTTATTTTTTCTCTCCTCTTCAGTTAAATGCTTACTTGTAACAGTTGCACTCATTGATGGTCTTGCCACTTTTATCACATCCTTTCTACTTGATAGTTATTATTATTTAATGCTAGATATTGAAAACTGTCATTTAGGGAACTTTTTGTGTAAAAAAGAGCGCATGTCACTTTTGGACTTACTATTCTAAAACTAAAAAAGGTACGGGGGTATAAAACTTCCAGCACCTAACAATCTTTTGTAATATTTTCCCATCTTTCTTTATAGCTTCCTAAATCTCTTCTATCATTACTCCAATCACTTATCATATCTCTTAACATATTTTGTATATCATTCTTTATCTCATTACTTTTATTGCTATAGTTATGTATAATACTTCTATGTACATTATGTTCTAAAGGTATTATGTTATCTGCGTCAAAAGCTAAGTCTATATTATCTATTAACCACACAATATGATGTAGTTCATTTGCTTGAATTATCTTGCTGAAAACATAGTAACTAAACAAGCAGATATAATTATAATCCTCTAATATATTTATTCTTAATTGTCTCCATCTGTTGCTAATGTATATCTTACTATCTTCTCTATCCCTATTCTTTGCCACCTTATCTAACTTGGCTTTCTTCTTAGCATCGCAGATATAATTGCGTTCATGTATCCTACCACATGCAACACAAGACACCTTACTCATTTAATCACCGCCTATTTTTCTGCATAATAAAAGAGTACATTTCTGCACTCTCTAAATTATTGATTCTATAGTCTTATTTATTTCCTTTTCTAATTCATCTAACATACCACCTATGCTTAAAATAAACTTATCCATTATATTAATAAACTTTGCTCCATCTTTTTCTAATATGTATTCTTTAAGTACTTCTGGAACTAATTCATCAGGATAACAATAATTAAAATATATTGAATGACTCAAACATAGCATCATTTTGTCTATTTTATCATAATCAATATTAAAGTCAGTAATTAAGCATTTGTTAGCATTCAATTTCACTTTAATTTTTCTGCATTCCTCTTCCACTTCAACTAATTTTTCAGCTAAAACTTTTATATCTATTTTTTGCCTAAAATATTTATGAATCTCTATATCTAATATTGCAAGTTGTCTTGAATAGTCAACCATAGATGATCTAATTTCAGATAAAGCCTTCACTTTAAGTTCTTTCTTTAATGCTATTTGCTGTTGCTTTAATTGAAATTCCTGTTGTTTTTTATTTATCATTAATGTTATAAATGATGTCAATATTAGTACACTTAATGGAATTATAATATTAGATATAACTTCTAACAATGTGTTACTTTTCAACTCTTTTATAGCATCTATTAGTTGATTCATTTGAGTTTCATTCATATAATCACCTCATTGGTAATTATACTATAATTCTACATAATTGGCATAATAAAAGAACAGCATATTTCAACTGTTCCTAAATAATTTAATACCTTATTGTTACATTATCTTTAATTTTTATTCCATCTTTAATTGTTATGCCATCTTCCATTTTTAATTCAACCTTTTGAGCTTTTTCCCAGCTTCCAGCTTTAATTTCATTTATTCTTTCATCAATCATTATAACAAATGTCTCACATTCTGATGCTTTTGCACTTATTCCCTCTATGGCTATTAGATAAATTATCAATATCCCACAAGCTAAGATTGCTGCTGATTTTAATAGCACAACAATCCCCTTTGAGTCATCATTTATGCTATCAATAGCTATATTTCCTTCATTTTTAATCAATTTTTCGATATCATATTTCAAAGTTTCCTTCTGATTATCATTCATCTTATCAATATCAATCTTCATATTACCTATTACAATATCATCTGTTCTTTTAACTGCATCAATACTTTTACTTTTAATATTATTATTAACTGTATACGCAATAGTTATAAAGCTTACCAAAATAGTGAAAATTAATGTAATCGCATTAGTTATGATTAATTGATCTCTTCTTTTCTTGGCTATCAGTATATAATTATGTTTTCTTTTCTTAAGTATTTCCAGATCATTGGATTTCGATAAGTACTCATATTCTTTTTCTATTATTTTTTTATTATTTTTCAAAAAAGGTATATAATCTTTTATATTCATATTTTTCTCCCCCTAATACAATTTATTGTACAATAATACCATTTTTTATGATATTCTACAATAATTGTATCAAAAAAGAACCCTAAATTAATAGAGTTCTTAATGTTTATTCTTCATATAAAACTGTTATAATTAAAGAGTATTTTGTTCCAATCTGATGAACAACACTATTTTGTAGAATATTTATTACTTTCTTACCTTTTATAAAATTATTAACCTTGCTCTCTAAGCTATCAGGATTTTGAGATGTTTCATAAGATTCCTTAAATATTTGTATTTTCATAAATCTCACCTTCTTTCCATAAAATACAATATTCTAGAAAAAGTGGTAAGTTCCTGCCTATTAATTCAAATAATAACTTAATAATACTTTTTGCATGTATCTATCATATCTTTTATAAATTCCTCATTATTGCTTCTAGCTAAAGCAACACTTGAACCTCTAAATCCACTTATAATTATTTTATTAAATGGATGTAATAAATCGTTGTAAAATGACTCCATCATATTTATAACTAAAGAACAAGTCGTTTCTAAAGTGCAAAGGATCTCAAAATCGAGATCCTCAACATTATATGTATTAAGTTGTTTTATTTTATGTTTCTGTGCTTTAATCTTCTTGAAGTGTTCAGACTTCCTTAGGTTAGGGTCTCTTGTTGTTGAGCCAACATATAAATATTTCAATGTATTTTTATCTATAATTGCATAAATACTACTCATTCCTAACACCTGCAACATCTATAACAATATCATTAAATATACTAGATATAAATCCAATGCATACTGAATCTACAATAGAAAAATTAAAACATTTTGCTATAATTGAAGCGATTATTAGTGTTGCAAATGTTATAATAAATCTTGCTAGAAATTTATTCATTTTTCTCACCTTTTTCTTCGATAATTTTCTTATATTCTTCGCATTGTCTTGTAAACTCCTCGCATTCCTTAGAAAACAATTCTGCATTTATTTTATATCTCTCATCATTCCTTGCTAATTCAACTCTCATTTTCATTTCAAATTCATACCATTTTTTAGTTTCTTCGATTCTATCTCTAAGGACTTTATTTTTTTGCTTTAACTCATCAATTTTATAGCTTTCAGAAATTGCAATCATGGCTAAAATATATATTACTAAAATTACTATTATGTATATCATTATTTAGCCACCTCCTCAGAATACCAAGATGGTCTAGTTTGAATACTATTCATCCATCTGTCCTTTTTAATTCTACTAACCAAATTGGGGCTACACCCATACAATTCAGCTATATCTTTATATTTCATATTGGTATTTAATTTCAACCAAAGTATTTCATTCGCTTTTGCTTGATTTAAAGTAGTACAGTTAGGATTATTTTCCCCAGACATTATATTAGAAAAATTTTCTTTGTGTCTTTTAGCTCTAAGACCTGTTTTAATATCTTTTACAGTTTTACATACTCTATTAGAATTATAAAAAGCTACATCATCATATATTTCTTCTAAATAATATCTTTCTCTAATAAAAAGATCATGTACTTTGCATTCCTCTAAAATTATAAATTCAAATGATTGTTCACCATAGTTGACAAAGTCTTCTAACATCAATTTATTTACTCTATCATCTCTTCCATTTCTTAAGTTAGCTAAATAGTTGGATTTTCTACGCATACAATCCTTACTACTGCCTATTCTAACTCTCTTTGTAACATTGTTTTTAAATAAATAAATCCCTACTATTTTTTTACACATAATTAATTATCCTTCCGCTTTTAGGTTTAAAGCTTAACCAAATATTTTTTTAATTTATTTTAATATTTCTATTGATTTTTATTTGCTATTCCTATATAATTAAGTTATAAAGGAATATTATACTTATTTTTAATACAAAAAAATTATAATTGAAAAAAGCGCCCCATCCGACCAAGATTAAGCGCTTTGTTCATTAATTATTTAAGTACATAATTTTTATGCTTATCTAAAACATAAAAAAAGGATATAGTTACCAGCCTATACCCACAAGGAGGCGATTTAACACATATATAATAAAGCAGTCACATGAAGTGACTACAATGTTAGCAATTACATAAAATTTCCTTAACAACTTTCTCTACTGATATCAACTCATCACATCTTAGTTTTATAGACTTGTATAAGTATTTTAATGATTTTCTAGCCTGTTCTTTGGTAGCTTCATCATCACCATTTTCAATGTATAATTCCAAACAATCTCTAGTATTTAAAAGACCTTCTAATGTATTACCTTCTTTAAGATCACTTACAATCTGTTCATCACTTCTATTATCTAAAGCTCTTTTCAATTGTTCTTCTGGATACCCTTCTTCACTCATAGCCATTTCAATAACTTCTTTTGTAGTAGCTTCATATAATACAATACTATCAAGTATCATATCTTCGCCATCTTCAACGGTTAATACAAATTTCTTACCATCTATGTACTCACAAGCAAACAAATCTTGAAATAAATATTTATTAAGAAAATCATTTATATTTTTCTTATAATCATTATCTATTTCTTTATCTACAAAAGTATTTGCTAGGTAATTTTCTACTCTTAAACTTGTTAAAAATTCCATCTTCTTTTCTGACATAATCAATTCCCTCTTTCTTTAATTAATTAAAACATATTCCATCTATAATATTATTTTCTTTATCAATTATTAAATCTCCACACCAGTAATACCAATCTACACTTGGTATCTCTCGATCTGCTGTAACTACATATAGACCTTTATTTCTATATTCATCATAATATTCAGCATAATCTGTGCTACTTGTGTATTCATTGTCTAATTCCATCTTGTCATTTAGTAATCTATAATCCTTTATATTTTTACTAAATTCCGTTGAATGATTATGGTTATCCATCTCAAAAAATTCTTTAATTGTCATAAAATCTTCCCCTTCTATACTTTATTTTAGATAAACCGTACGAAGAGATACTGCACATCATCATGCAGACTGCAAATAAACCTATGGATAGACAGACTACAATAGTAATCCATCCACCAAAATAAATTAATAAAAGAAGGAATTTGGCAGATATACTGCCTATCTATAAATTTATTTACACATTTTTAAATTATTTTCTTAAAAAGTATTGTATTTATCAATTTTATATGATAAAATTTACTTGATTAAGAAATATTTTTTAATAAAAATAAAAAAATATATAGCATATATCGTAAAAGTGACCCTTTTACAAGCCACCCCTACTTGATATACACATACTATAGTTTGTTATATCCTTGAAGGGTTATTACTACTCTTTACCCCTCCATTAAGGGTGTCAACTGTATATTATCAACACCCACTAACCTTAGCAAATAAGCCATTCTTGATGTATATTTTTATAAAGTGCTTTCTTCTATATTTTCCGATGTTTCTTTATTAACTTCAACTATGAAATCTGTATTATATAATCTTATAATTTCCTTATCTTTAGTATCTGTATTCTTATTAACTACTGTTAATTTTTCTACATCATCAAATTCGTTAAATAACTTCATATACTCGTCTTTATGACTAGCAAACAATACTGTTGATAAAAACCTTCCTATTTTATATACATTATATTTACTCATATCAATTTCTATTGTATTATCTTTTTTCTTTTTATTCCTTAATTCAATGACTTCTTTTGTCTCTTTTGATAAGTCAACTAATAACTTTTTAATATCATAATCTTTTATTGTTTTTTGTTGTAACACCTCTATACATTTTTCTTTTCTTTCTTTACTATCTAAGTATTTTTGAGAATTAAATTCTTTAATCTCTTGCTCAGATAAATCTTCACTTGGTGCTTTACTCCAGATTTCAGCAATATCATTTTTAGCTTCTTTACAAATATCAATTATAGTTTTTCTGATTTTTGTTTGACTATCGCTTGTCTTAATTTTTTTATTCTTATCAAACAAATCTGATATAACAACTTTTTCACTATTTCTTTTTGCTTTAATCTTCTTGAATTCCTTAGAGACTATATCTTCTAAATAACACATAGTGCTATTATAATGTAGAAAATCTATTTTTTCATTGGCTTGTTCAATGAATTTTTTCTTTTTCTTACCACCTGTAAATTCCATAAAATTTGGTTTTACTGTCTTGTGATGATATCCTACAATATCATTATCAATCATAAACGCTTCTCTATCATCAACTCTAAAAGGAAATATATCTAAGTATTCTAAATATTTATCAATCATTTCTTCTTTTGTAACTAATTCATTTTCGGCATTATATACATTTATAATCTTATATTTTTTATTTAATTCTCTTAGTTCCAATACATTGTCTACAGAAAATTCCTTTTTGGCTTTATCAATCTCGATACAACTCATAACATCTAATTGACTTATATCTGCATATAAATCTTGTATTTCTTTACTATCTATATCTATACTTTGACTTATTTTATTAGCTAAATAAGTATTCAATATTTGGCTCAAATTGATTATTTCACCGATTTTGTTTACACTAGTTTTAACATCTAGGTCACATTTATCTTTTGCAGTGTTTTCTCTAGGAACTTTTTTTGCTTCCACTAATGAAGTAGGAACTAAAAATTTATTATAATTTTCTTTGACTTTGGCAATTAACTGTTCTGAACTGCTAAGAAGTAGCTGATCACTATCAAAATCACAAGAACTAAGTCTTTCAAGCAAATTTTCTCCTATTGAATTAACACATAATATTTGTCTGCTAAGATTAAAATATGTATCCAATGCCTTGCATTCAACATTCTTAGCTATTAATAAATTCCCAAAAGTCACATGAGGTGATCTACAACCGAGCAAATCGATTCCGTATTTAAAATTGTTAGAATGAATTTCACCAGCATTTAAAATACTTTTACCAGTGAAATAATAAGGATTACTTGTATCTTTAATAGTAGCCTTAAGCATTTCCATACCATTACCAAACAATACACTGTAATTTCCTTCGACTAAAACATGTCCTTTTTTCAGATTCTTTATAAAACTATCTTTTACATCATCTCTAAAATCCCTATACATTTGAGTTTTTGCAAATTCATCAGTTAATCCTAACATTGTCATTATCATTTCATCAGTTGCATTTATATCATCTATTTCTATATCTTCTTTGCTGACCTTCATTTTTAAATGATTTCTCATAACCCTAGTATCATTAATCACTTTATTTAGATAGTCCATCGTAGGCTCTAAAAATTTTAATGTTTCTTTTCTATCAAATAAAACTGTCTGTAGTAACTGATAATGTGTACTTACATATCTACCCATGATGTGATGTGTTGGCTTATCATATTTTACAATTCCCCATCTATCCTCTAATGCATTTAACCAGTTTTTCATATTTCCAAACCTATCATATTTAATACATGATTTTGTACAAATTAATTTAATGTCTTTTATATCTTTAGCCAATGTAATCCCATTTAATTCTTCTATTTTTGTTACACCTGCATCTTCAAAGAATTGTTGAATTCTAGTATTAAAACAAGCCCCTTTAAAGAACCTATTACGAATCAATAGCATACCTTTATCTGAATAGTTATATGTAACATCTTCATTATTAACTTTTTTAATTCTCTCTTTATTAAATATATCTTCACATAGTAAAGCCTGTCCATCCCAAATGTCATTATATATTGTTATATCCTTAGCTTCAGTCTTCAGCCTATCTTTTCCTTTATCATCAACATATATTTCTGTTGCCATAGCTTTTTCCTTAACTTCACTTTTAAATTCATCAATTATTAATATATTTTCTTTCTTTATATCATCCATAGTATCAATAATACTAGATGTAGTGAGAGCAATATAGGCTTCAATAGACGCTAAGTCAATAGGAATACCAAAATCATGACAAATATCAATATATGACCATATCATCATAGGTTCATATAAACCTTCTCTTATGAATAGACACTTGCCGACTCTACTCGAACCGGAAGATCGTTTAAATCTTACAAAATGAACTTTTTCTATTATTCCATCTTTATTAATAAAATCTATATCAAATCCATTCTCATATAAATCTTCTCTTAATGTCTTTGTTTTCTTTATTGTTTTTCCCTTTTCATTTTTGACACTATATTTAAATTTAACAGAAATAACACTATTGGAATACTGTTTATCACTAACTTGATAAAATGCTTTTTTATCTAATTCATCAATTTTTATAGCATCTAAAGAATAATCTAATGAACCTTTATATCTTTTAAAATTACCTTCTTTAATTTCTATTCCAGCAACTATATCCTTTGCTTCTATCTGCATAATATTTGTATTTACTTGTTTTAACATTAAAATCATCCTTCCTATATATAATTTATTTTTATAATTCATTAAGTTAATTTCCCCTTGAGGGGAACGAACACGCCAGTGTGAGTTAGGGGTGAGAATACCTTCTGTAAGAACACAATCTATATAGTCTTATGTATAGACAAGAAATAGTCATAACTCGCTTCTCAGCTTCGTTATTCCTTTTCTTTAGCTATACACGCTTGTTATCCGCCACCGTGGCGTCTAAATAATTATCTTTGCTTAGATTTTATTTCCCAATATCATTTCCCATGTCAATGCTTATAAATGGCTATATTACTATGTTTATGAAAATTTAACACCATAGCAGGTAGTATGATAGATCAACACTAAATCATATAGGGATTTAGGTGTTAATTTTTTATTATCCAAATAATGCATCCCATTCTGCTGTATTCACTCCAAGTAACTCATATTCTTTTTGTGTATCAGTTAATGTTGATTCATGATATGTATATTTCTTATCTTCAATATCTTTAATAGCTTCCCATAAATCTATTGGATCAATTGCATCTATACAAATTCTTATTACTCTTTTAGTATCATCAATATAATCTTTTGAAAATCTATTTTTTTCCTTATCATAGTAAGGTATACCGAAATACTTTCTTCTACCAGTTAATGTTTCAGATGGTCTATATTGTTCATAGATTTTTGTATGTCTGTTTTCAGCACTTTTAATCGCACTCGACTGAATATCCCAATTTAATTCCCATTCAATGGATTCCTTTTCTTGCTCCTCAAGTAACATTGTTCTAAAAGACTTAGTAGTTACAATATGGTAAACATCAAAATCAAATTGTAAGTTCATCATTTCTCTTAACATCTTTGATTTTTCTTTCATGAATTTATTCCATTTGCCACTTGTAAAAACGTCTTTCTTAGATTTTAGATAAAGATTTTTTAATATTTCTTGTTCTATTTCCTTTATCCCCTCAAGTTCAGCATCTGTAGCATTTCTATAATCTCCATCAACAGTGCAAACTTTTCTAACTAAGTACCAATCAATAAGACATTTGTTTTTTAATCTATTTAGTCCTGACTCTGTTATATCCTTATTTTTCTTGTGTGTACTGTTAAAGAAATCATATAGAGTTTCTATTGGAATTTCTAAATATCTACTGAATTTATCAATATTATTTCTACCAATTCTATAATTTCTATTAATCATATGAAGTTTAACTAGCATTCCATTAGTTGATAATTCTATGTATTTATATTTACTATCATATAATTCACTACACATATGTACTAATAATTTGTCCACGTTCTCAGCATATATAGAATTTCTCTTATTATCTTCTTTAGGTAATGGCTCTGAAAATATTTCATCAATTATAATTTTTTGTCCCTGTTTATGATAATTACAAAATCTCTCCAAATCTTTAAACTGTAGTGGTCGTCCTTTTCCTGTTGTTGGTACCCAATCCATAGCAGCACAAATTTCTTTGTAATTCTTATAAGCCTTTAATTCTAAATTCATCTTATAAATAACACTCCTTCGCAATTTTTATTTAGTATATAGGCACGAAAAATAACTAACGAATATATAAATATAAATTCCTTAGATAATCCATGCCTGTTATTTAGTTTTAATTCTTTTTTAGTCTTTAGATACTTTCATGCTTCATCATTAATTCATCTATTTCATCATCCAATTCCATGAATTTGTTATATCTATCTTCATCATCTAATCCTAGGTCATAAAGTTTCTGTTTAGCCTGTTCAAGCTCAATTATTTTCCTCTCAATAGCGTTTTCTTTGCATATTTTATTCATATCCATTTTTATAGACCTCCTTCGGTTTTAATTCAATAAATTTTGTTGTTGTAAGAACATATCCTTTAGAACTCCAACTGCTTTAAACTTATCTTCTGCTTCAGCATCTCCTTGATTGCAATCTGGATGATATTTCTTAGCCAATGCTTTATAACCAGCAATTATAAATTCTTTTTTAAGATCTTGTACTTCTTGGGGTTCTTGTTGTTTTTTAGATATTTTTTCATTAATTTTTTTATACATTTCTTCTTCCCAAGTACTCATATTCTTTATTTCTTCATTACGTTTTATCGCTTTTTCCTTAAATCTTAGACATTCACCAATTATAAAATCTTTTTCTTCTTGCAATAAATTTCTATTTACTCTTAAATTTGAACTTATAATATCCCTCTCTCCATCTACTTCAAATCCAATTATCCAGTCGGCATATAAATCCTCTAATACAATTTCCTTAGAGCAACCTCTAATTAAATAAACATTATAATGAAGCTCTTTACTATAAAAAATCCCATCTTTTAATACTTCTTCAAATTCAACTTTTAAATCTAATGATTTTTTATTCTTCAATATACTTTCTTTGGTTTCCTTAGCTTGTCTTTGTTTTATCTTCAATTGTTGTTCCAATTCTTGCTGCTCTTTTATTATTTTAGATAATTTTTGTTCTTCAGTTAGTGTTGATTCTTCCTGTTGGCTCTCCTTAAAATCAACATCAACTACTTTTTCAGTTTCATTTACGCAAACATCTGCGTTTTTATTCTGTTTAGATTTCTTCTTGGATTTTTTATTTTCCTTGATTACTTCTTTTAATTCCCTCACACTCATTTCATCAACTGTCTTCTCAGTACCATCAACACTATGAGTACTTGTGATAAATCCTTCTATATCATCCTTTTTAATAGTTGCTATTTCTACAAGCTTACTTGAACCTAATTTACCTAAAGTTGAATCTAGTTCTTCAGGTAAATCCATCATGATCTTATAAGTTTTAATATATGTTTGAGCACTTCTGACACTGAAATCCACCTTTTCGGCTAACCATGATTCCCACTCTCCATGTGGCACTAATTGTTTTGCTACATATAATTTATTACCTATTTCTAATATATTCTTAGCTATATCTTCTTTAGCTGTAACTATATCACTAATCAATGATGCCATTGTTTTTTCATCTTCTGATAATTGGTTATATTCTTTTTTCGTTAATACCTTAGTCATTAACTCAATCCTTCCTTCTAATAATTTATTTTGTATCCCAATAAAATTGGCTTTTTATATGGTGTGGAGTAGGATAGTTTGTCCTACTCTGGGACACTAGAAAGGCATATCATCTGGTTCTAATGGTGTTACATCTTCAACTATATAGCTATATTCTTCATATGCTTGTCTAGCCTCTGCCAAATAATTAATCTTATTTTTGTTATATACATTGTATATCCTAACTTGAGTTCCATTATGTTCACCTGATGTAATTTCATTATCTCCAGCTATTTGAACATAACTCATATTACCTGTTTCATTGTTCATTAATAAAGCAATTCCATAACAATTCACATTGTCATATGATTTGCAAGCTTCCATAATAATTTGTCTAAATTCTTTTATCTTGTTATCTTTCATATGAGGTTTAATTATTTCTTCAAATATCTTCTTATCCTTGGCCTCTTCAGTTTTATCAAACCACTTTGATTCTGAATAAATTCCTTGAGAATATGAAACATTTTCAACTATATATTTATCTTTTTGTTTACAATAATAAACTGACACTCCACCATTTTTACTATCTGCATAGTACTGATCTGCTATTTGTTCTAGTTGTAAATCTGATTCTAATATTTCTACCGCAAGTCTATTCCCATCTTTCCATTCATCTTGAATTATATAATTTTCTTTGTTATCATCAAATTTCACTTTTGAAGTTTCTACCAATTGAATGATTTCTCCTAATATACTTAAAAACTTTACTAAGTCATATTTCTTCATAATTCTTGTTCCCTCTTTCATTTATATATTTATTTAAACTTTGCACTAAAATACTTTTATAAGTGGTATTAAATACCTTACCGAATTATATAAAATGTATTGACACAATATACGTCATAAGGTATAATCTTAATTGTAAAAGATAAATTTTATACACTTTGTATCAAAACTTCGTAAAGTAATTTATAAATCTATATGCGATTTTCAAAGATCGTTATGTCGATTAATTATTATCTGGGAAATAATGATTAATACGTTACTAAAATGTCTATAATAAAGCTAAGCCTATAAAAATATATGGTTATGGCTTGTTTTTGTCGTCTCATTGTTTATTTTACAACTTTAAGAAATTCATGTCAAGTATTACCTTGAGATTATTTTACAATCAATTTCCATCATCCCTTTCAGTTGATTTAATTTTTAACCTTCATTTTTCTTCAATAAGTATTCTTCATATTGTTCCAATAGTTCATAATCATATTCTTCAAATAATTGTCTCTTATATTCTTCCAATCCTATTTTATCTATATTTTCTCTTTCTTCTTTTGCTTCTATTTCTCTATCCTCTATTTCTTTGTTTTCTCTTTTCTCCTCTTTTAATAAAGAATCTCTTATCTCATATATAAATTTCACTTCAGCACTATTATATCCACGAATTAGTTCTGTTGAATCCTTACCTTTGAATATTTCATAAGCAAGTAACACTTTGAGTAAGATTCCATCATTAATAGTTTGTTGTTCATTAATGATATCTATGAATTTTTGTATTAAATATATATAATATTCTTTAATTAATACTTGTGTTAAATAAACACCTGAATTATATTCATTAGTTCCTAGCCCTATATCAAGATTTTTTTTTATACTATCTATTAACATCTGTCGTTTTGTATTATATTGATATATCTTTTTCTTAGACATTTCTTCGACTTTAGAAAAATAATCATCATCTGGATCGTTGTTATATCCTAGTGCAGCCTCGTCTGTACCATATATTTTTATCAATTGTATTTTCTCTTTATCTTGATAATCTAATTCTTTTTGAAAATATTTTTCTGGAATATTAAATATTTCAACCAATTTAGATAGATGTTTCTTAGGTATATTTCTTTTCCCTCTAATCCACGAATCAATATTTTGTCTTTTTATTTCTAGCTTATCTGCAAGATCTTGTTGTGTCATTTCAAATAATTTCAATACGTATTCTAACCCTATCATTTAATATTTTCTCCCTTTGTTTGCACTTAGCAATCATGATTACAATATTAATATACTACTTTTGTTTGCTGAGTGCAAGCAAAATTTTATAAAAAAAATTAAAATACCTTTAAACCATTGATATTCTTCTCTTACAACCCACCATCAATTATGAATCCTTGTTGTATTCCACCAATATTTAACTTAATAAACCTTAAATATTGGTCTTCTTCGTATCCTTCCAACTCCTCTAGACAAACAAAATTCTTTGCAAATTCATTTGGAGTCATATTAAATGCCTTTTTATAAAAATCTTGTCCAGCTTCAACTCTATTGATTTTCATCTCATATTCTTCATCATCTGTGCAGTGAAATTCATTCCAATTTTCATATGTAATAACATTCATGCCTTCGTCCAATTCATCACGCTCTAGTAGATATCCTATAAAGTCTAAATAATCAATATCTGTTCTCATTTGATTAATATTTAACTTATCTAGATTTAGAAACCCAATTCCTTTACCTTTGTAAAACTCTTCATTCATTAATGCATTTCCCATAATAACACTCTCCTCAATTTTTATTTTTATAAGGTTGTTTGTTGATTTGTTTTACCTTATATTTATAATACATCTAAGTGAATCACTTGTCAATCACTTTTGAATAAAAAGCATTCACTTTTCATCATTTATGTTGTATAATGATTTAGAAATGATAATTGTATTATAGGAGGTGATATATTTGGCAATTGGAGGAGATAAAACTAGAATTATTGTAACAGTTGATAAAGAATTAAAAAACAACTTAGAAAAATTAGCACAGAAAGATAATAGAAATCTTAGCAATTATCTTAATAATGTTTTGATAAAACATTGGGAAGATAACAAAAAAGAATAATTCATTACACTAAAAAAGGACTTCTCTGCAATATGAGTTGTCCTTTTAATTTTTCTATTTAATTTTATTAAGTTTGTTTTCATAAAAACTATATAATTGTTCAAAAGTTATTCCAGTTCTATTTGTATCCAATCCTTGGATAATATATATAGGTTCATTAGCATTATTTACAGAATTATATTCTACTTTTACAGAATTATTACTTATTGTAGCCATAATTAGGTCTAATACATCTTTATTATATCCCATCCTTCTCACCTCCTCATAAAAATATTAGCCAGCTTATTTACTAGTTATCTCTATATTTCTACAAAAAGTAAATAATTCCTTTAAATTGCATAAGTTTGTCGGGATGTTCTTTAAAGCAAATTTAGTTATTCTATTTTATTTTTATCATTTAATTTATCAGGAGTATACAACCAATGGCCCTGATATTTTTGGAAAATATTACACTCCTCTTCCTCATCGCTTAGAAAATCTTTTATATACCAATGCACTTGATCTTTATAAGTTAAAATCTCAAAACCCAATTGCCTTATTACTATTTTAAATCTTGTGAATTTTATATTATATTTATCTTTTAGAGTATTTCCTATAAATTTTCTTTGCTTTTTATCTATTCTTTTATTTAACCAGTATTTTTTGATATATTTTCTGGCATTTTTCACATCATCAGTATATTCAAATAGTTTTATCCATTGAGTAGGTTCTTCTTCTTTAAGTTTACCACCTCCTATATTTATACAATATCCTTCTTCATAAACATTATATTTTTCACTATAATACCTTTCTCTATCAAGTAATTTTTTGTTAGTATAATTTTCACCTGATTCTAAAATTACAAATCTAAAATTTTTACTTTTAAACAATTCAACTAATTTTTTATTACAATGTCTATTTTTTTGATAATCTTGAATATGTCTTCCAGTTCTTGTGGCAAAATTTGCTTTAGTGCTTCCAATATATACTATTTTATTTATATTACAATCTTCAATGCCATATATACCTTTCTTTAAAAAATTGTTATCCAAATATTCCATAATATAGCCTCCATTAAATTTAATTTCAACTATAATATTATCCAAATATAGGTGTATTTATTCATATCAATTAATATTAGCTTATTTTTAATGATTAAATCTTTAATTCTAGCTATATATATTGTTTACTTCACTTTTCTTTATATTTCAATACAATTATATATATTTTGTTTACATTAATTATTAATTTTTATATACTTTTAACCCGCATTCCTGTGTTTTACTAGCTTTTAATATTGCTAAATATATAAATAAAATATATACAATTAAAAAATTTAATAATCTTCTGTAATTCCCTTGAAGTCATATCCTCAACAGTTTTAGTTTGTCCATTTACTTCATGTGGTTTAGATATAAAATCTTCACGTTCTTCTTGTGGTATAGTTAGTAACTTAAACAATTTATCAGTTCCTAAATTGTGCGTCGCCACAAAATTTGCATCATACTCATTATAACATTTCATAAATCTTGTTGCAGTCGACTGTGTAAACTCAACTTTTTCTTCAAGCCACTTACCCCATTCTCCATGAGATACTTGTTCTTTTGCTTCTATCAATCTTTTTCCTATTTCTATTATTCCTATTGCTGTTTGTTGTTTATAGAAATTTACCCCTATTAAATATATATAACACAGTATTCAGGATAATTTGTTGCACCCTAGCAGATTATCCTTTTTTTTATTTTTTATTACTAATTTATTTACAATAACTTCATAATTAGTAAAGAATCATTTAATATTTATCGTTTATAATAGTAATTGTAAAATAATTAAAGCATTATTATTTTACCCCCGTATCGGTAAATGTATTTTACCTTTATAAGTTCAACCTGCTCCCCTAAGCAGGTTGTTTTTATTTCTTTAAATATTCACAAAACATTCACCAAACCTTAATTTTATTTAAGAAAATATTTATATTAAATTAACATATATTACATAATTTTATAATGATTATTTGTTATAATAATATTGTAAGATAATTTCTTATTAATTATCCTTCTACTTAAAAATATAATAATCGTTTAAAGGATAACTTATTGTAACAGATAGGTTATCCTTTTTATTTTTATAATTGTCTACTCATTATTTCATTCACTATCTTAAATAAAATAATTTATACAAAGTTAATTAATTTGACATAATGTTGTCATAATTACCTCTTATAATTATAATTATAATTGTTAAGCTTATTAAATTATTACTGCAACTATAATTTAATATTGTCCAAACTCAGTACTATTTTCAAATGACTTATTACACCACAATAAGTCATTTTTTATTTTCTTACCAAAGACTGATTTACTAAATAATTTTAAAGTTAAGCTTGACTTTGAATAATGCCAAGAGAATAATGTTTTAGATTGAAAGGTTTGAGCAAAAAAAAATTAATTTACCTATAAGCTACCAAAAAATTAAGTTCTTGATAGCTCATAAGTAAATTAACTCTAAAGCTAATGTTTTGAGTTGAATCGGAATCGCTTTAAATCTTTGTTATTAATTACATCTCTGTATAAATAGTTTTACCATATCATACTTGTCCAATATGTTGAATTACTACTCTTTACCTGCCTTTAGACACCAAGTAACCACCGAAGCTGTTATTTATAAAGGTATTGGTCGCCACGCACCTACGTCATACAAACACTTTCCTAGCATTTATAACAAAGATAATTAATACTAGCCTTATATGACGTGGTTATTTTCTGCATCCGCTAACCAAACGACTAGGATATTTTATACTTGTCCAAGTGCATAGCAAGTAAACTATACCTATTTTTAAGTATAGTTAATAAAACCCTCTTGACCTTATTTTTTAAAAGAGTTAAACTATTATTAGCGTAATGGTTTAATTCCTTTTCAAAAGGGAATTATAAAGCAATATTTAATTATTGTTTAGATAGTAGAGTGTTGGTAGCACCCTACTATTTTTTGTTTAATTTTTTAAAGTTTCAATAATCTTTTTTAATCTTTCTATTTTTTCTTCTGTTTTTGGTATTAATTCTTTCAACTTTTCAAAATCACTATTTTTATAGTCTTCTAATCTAATTTCTAAAGTTTGTAATCTATCTTCTAAACTTAATGAAATCTCATTAAATTCATACATATCTACTAGAATTGTTCTTTCAGCAAATCCATTAGTTGTTTTATTGTGATTGATGTTTACTTGCATATTGACACCTACTTTCTAATAAATATCTTTATCCATATTAGCTAAAGGACTATATGCTTGATATTTCTTTCTTAAGTCCTCATCCATTATGTCAAGATAAGCCTGTTCAGTCACTTTTGACGAGCTGTGCCCTAAGATCTTAGACAATACAACTAATGACCCATTATTCAATAAAAATCTCCTAGCAAATTGATTACGTAAGCCATGTGGCGTAACATATTTCTTTATCCCAGCCTTTTTCAAATATCCTCTAAAATTCCTCTCGAAATTAGGATTTGAAATAAATGTATTAGTTCTTTGAGTTGGAAATAAAATTTCTGTTTCCGTCATAGTATCTTTGAATCTCAGCCATCTTTGTAAGAGCTTGGCCATTTGTGGACTATAAAAAACAACTCTGTCTTTTCTACCTTTTGTCAAATCTGCTGGAATTAATATTGTTCTTCTTAATAGATCAATATCATTTGTTGTTAGATGAAGTGTTTCTGAAAGTCGCATTCCTGTGTCAAAAATCAGATTAATCACTGTGAGATCACGAAATTGATGATATTGAGTACAATCTAATGCTTTTACTAATTGATTAAATTCAGCATCAGTTAATTGTTCTTTTGCCCTTCTTTCTGTCCTAATGAATTTACATTCATGTATTTTTGTATTTTTAGATATATTATTGTCTTCTAAGTAAGTAGCAAATGCTTTTATATTCCTCAGATAGTTATTAAGGGTCGAATCTGATACTTCTTTCCCTATATCACTTCTTTTCTCTATATTAGCCTTAATAGCGCCTTCCTCTGATGACACAAAGGCATATTTACCTCTTTCTTTAGTAAAGCTTATATATTCCTCTACAATGTTTTTATTTATTTTGCTGATATCTGTTATTTGTTTTTCTTCTTCTAAATATTTTGAAAATAGCATAAGAGTTTGATGATATGATTTTATAGTCTTAAGACTTAAATTTTTATAATTACAATATTCCAGATAATTAACTATAATATCATCTATTGATTTTAATTTTTTAGAAATTCTGGGCAA